AATATCTCTCATATCATTTAGATATCTTTGCAAATATGTTGGTTTTAGAATGTATATTTGTCTCTTATCATTATTAAGTCTTACCTCATACTCATAGTTTGTTATACTAGTAACTGGGTTTAAGTTTGCTGTTGGAATATCTGGATTAGGTATAGTAAAGTCTGAATCAACTACTTTACCTTTTGGAAGTATGAGTCTTCCAGAAGAGTCTTTTACTTCTGTTGTCTCATAAAAACGAACTGAATTTAAGTTAGTACCATACTTATTTTCAGCGAACCGATATAACTCATACTCTGAAAGTGGCCACTGGTCATTGACATTTATAATTCCAGCGGTTAGTAATACAACCCAATCGTATTCTTCACTCCCATAGAGATCAGCAGCAACAAGTTCTGGTCTTGAACCTTGAGGTATTTGATATTTGTTGAAGAGCGTTATAACATTTTGAAGATCATCGCGCAGTTTAACTCTTCTGAACAGATTCTTAACTCTTACATATTCACTAGAAGAGTTGCGAGTCGAAAGAGGTGATTGATAGAATAAGTCTGGTAGTTCTCTGAAATAACTCATTTTAGTAACCTACTGAAGTATCTCCACTCTTATCAAGGGCTTCATAATCTTCGAAGTATATTGGATTGAGTTCTTGGAATGTGAGAGTCATATTAATGTGAACAGGTGTTCCATCATAGTATGTTGCATAAGTATTTGAACCAGTATAGTTGACATCAAAGTTTGTCAATGCCATTGGTAAAAACTTATTCAAGAAAGGATGAGATGCATTTCCCTTTCTATACTCTAACTGGAATACGTCTGGGGATGAAATAAAAACTCCGCTGTTAGCATTACTTTTTGCATTCGATCTCGCTGCCATTGACCTCTTAAAGATCTTTATAATTTTTTTAATCTCATCACCTTCTTTTTTACTTCTTGCCACCATATCATATGTAAAGACGAAAGAACGAAGACTAACGCCATCAAATAAAAGTTCCATGTTTGGATTAAGTATCTGACCAGTTGCTCTAGCAACAACTCCTGTAGCAGACACATTCCCCAAATTACTATATGCTTGACCAGCAAGAGCAGAAATTATAGCTTTTTTAGTAGATTCATCTTTAAACATTTCTCCAAGTTTGTCTTTTGCAAGATTGAAATATTTTTCAACTGCTTTCACAGGACTTTGTATAGCTTCACCTCCAAATGAAAGACCAAATGCTGCTAATGGATCTAAAGAATCTTCTCCCCAAGTTACAGATGTGTTATCGGTAACAGACTGAGGTATAGGCAAATAGACTAAGTATTTTAATTTTTTTAAATCCAAACGCTGATTAGCTGGAATAGAACCAATATTCGTATTAAAAGATTCACCAGAGATCTCACTGCCGTCGTTATTTACAATACCAGTAACATTACCTGCGTCATCCACATTTTCTTTTGATCCTGACAATATATTAAGACCTGGAGGTTCATACTTAACAACCTTTATCATTAGGTAGTCTGAACCACTTTCAATTCTTTTTAAAGGATATCTACAAATTCTAGATTCTCTATTTGCAGCATTAACAGCATCTATTCCTGCAGTGTTATATCCACTATAGGAAACATCAGAATCAGTATACTGTCCGCCAACTTGAAGAGGCATTTATCTCTACTTTTTTAAGTATTTAGACGGAAATTGGCAAAAGGTATCATTTGTAAGTCTTTTACTTCTGATGGATAAACCTCATAAAGTCCACCAGCAACTTCATCCCAAGTGTATTGTCTCATTTCACCCCAATGAAAGTTCACACCACGAAATCCCCATTGGAATACATCAGTCACCGCAACAAATGGGTTTTGGTCATAGTTTAGTTGTGCTGTTTTAGCGTTATAGACAAAGATATAAAATTTTCCTGCTTCTGGTGTTTTTGAACCTTCTTCTAAAACATCTAAAAGTTCAACCATAATATCATCTGGATCTTTAATTCCAATGATACTATCAGTTATTTCACGGATTCTATTTACATTAGTATCAGTATCTGTTGGTCTTTTTGCCATTACTTAATACCGAGTTCTTTTTCTGTAAAGACTCTAAACTCATAACCTCTATCAAGACACCATTCCTTCGCTGCTTCCCACTTTGCCTGGTTTCTAGCATACTCATATGCTTCACGAATGTAACCTTGAGTTTGTCTCTTTGGTTTTGGTGGCGGCGCAGTTTGCCTTTGAGGTTTGATTTCAATAATATACTTTTTAATTTTTCCAGTTGATTCTTTTACTTTGATATAAAAGTCTGGAAAGTATCTATGTGGTCTATTATCTATCGGAGACTTATACCACACATACATTTCTTCACTTCCCCATTCTAAAATGTTTGGTCTGGTGTCACAATAAACCATAAACTTACGCTCCCAAAGAGAGCGATAAATGATATTACTTGGGTCACCTTTGTATTTTTGGGGATATGATGGTTGATATTTACCGCTATATGCCATCTAAATACTTAATAATGTAATACTCGTATAAGGTATTTAGAGTGGCAGCACCTAGACCAAGAAGGATATCAGACTTTAAACCAACCTTTACAAACCTAGCACAAACATCACATTATCAAGTTGTGTTTGGTGGTTTGTCGCTGCCTTTAAGACAACATTTGAATGTTAGGGGAGTTGGTTATAGATTTATTGGAGAAACTGTCGGTCTTCTATGTAATACTGCATCTATACCTGGAAGTTCTTTTGCTACTGCTGATATAGTTGGAAACTATATGGGAGTCAGTGAGACAATGGCACATACCAGGTCATACACTGAGATACAACTTGAGTTTTATGTTGACTCTGAATATAGAACTATTAAGTTCTTAGAGCATTGGATGGAGTTTATAGCAAGTGGTTCTGGTGAGCGTCAATCTGATGAAGGATATTACTTCAGAATGGCATATCCAGAAGAATATAAGACAAATCAAACTAAGATAATAAAGTTTGACAGAGACTATGCTAATAATATAGAATATACTTTCTATGGAATGTTTCCCAAGTCATTGAATTCAACACAAGTAAATTATGGAACATCTGAAATTCTAAAAGCATCGGCAACATTCAACGTTGATAGATACGTTGCTGGAAGACATGATAGTTATTCTATTTTCAGAGGAAACTCTGACAATAAAACTGGACTTCCAGATGATATTAGTTTTTATGGAGACGTACAAAACTATATTAACTTAGATCCTTCCGTTGCTGCAAAAACATTCGGAACTGATATGTCTAAGTTTAATGATATTGGATATGGTTCGAACCCAGTGTTTGATGTTGCAAATGCAAATCAACCTTTCGCGCAATAAAATAAATAAACTTAACTGAACTTTTTGGGTTATTATGCCTTTACCAAAGATTGCTACACCAACATATGAGTTGGAAATTCCTTCTATAAAAAAGAAAGTAAAATATAGACCCTTCTTAGTCAAGGAAGAAAAAGTCCTCATCATTGCTATGGAGAGTGAGGATAATAAGCAGATTGCAAATGCAGTTAAAGATGTTATCTCTGGATGCATCTTGACCAAGGGTATTAAGGTAGAAGAGCTATCAACATTTGACATCGAATATCTCTTCCTTAATATTAGAGGAAAATCTGTTGGTGAAGAAGTCGAAGTATTAATTACTTGCCCAGATGATGATGTCACTAAAGTTCCTGTAGTCATTAATTTGGATGACATCAAGGTCCAAACTTCTGACAAGCATAGTAGAGATATTAAGTTAGATGATAGTCTATCATTGAGAATGAGATATCCTTCAATGAATGAGTTTATTAAAACAAACTTTGCAGTTGGAGAATCTATTGGAGTAGATGATACCTTCGATCTTATTTCATCATGTATTGAGCAGGTTTATACTGAGGAAGAGTCTTGGGCTGCTTCTGACTGCACTAAGGCAGAACTAAGAGACTTCTTAGAGCAACTAAGTTCAAAGCAGTTTAAAGATATTGAGACATTCTTTGACACAATGCCAAAACTATCTCACATCATTAAAGTTAAGAATCCAAATACTGGAGTAGAAGGTGAAGTTGTTCTGGAGGGACTATCTTCTTTTTTCGTGTAGGTATGGCTCATACTGATCTTGAGTCATACTTTAAAGTTAATTTTGCCTTGATGCAGCATCATAAATACTCTTTGACAGAGTTAGAAAATATGATACCTTGGGAAAAAGAAGTATATCTTTCTCTCCTGAAGCAATATATTGAAGAGGAAAATCTAAAAGAGAAGGCAAATGGCTGAGATGAGGTCACCAATCCAAGGAGGAATAGACCAGGCTAGAAGAACTTTTTCTGCGTCTTCTTCTTTGGGTAGTGGATCTGTTTCGGCATATAACTCAGCGGTTGCTGAGAATAATGTTTCAACACAACTATTACAAGAAAACCAAGCAACTCTACAACAAATTGGTTTTTCTTTGTCGAGAGTTAGTTCCCAGATGGAACAACTCAATAATAATTTTATAAACATTTCAAACTTAGTAACACAATCATCAACTCTAGAAAATTTAAAAGAGCAGCAGAAAAACAAACAAGAGAGGATGCTTGCTGAGCAGCAGTTAAGAGAAGGAAAGGAAAGTATAATTGAAAGAAAACTGCAGAATGTTCTGCAGAAACCAGTACAAAAAATAGGAGCAAAGGCACAATTTGCTCTTAGTGGTCTGATGAATTTCTTCAACCAATTATTCTTTGGTTGGTTACTCTATCAGGGTATAGAAACGATCAAGGCTTTAAGTGAAGGAAATACTGAAAAACTTGAAGAAATAAAAACCAATGTTATCGAAAACTTAAAGAAAGTTGGTTCTGTTCTTTTCTTACTCAATGGCGGTTTTCTTACTATCATTGGTGCTCTAACGAGAGTAGGTAGTTTAATTTTTAGAATTGTTAGACTCGGTTTTCTAAGTAAACCAATAAAATGGTTGTGGAATTCTTTGAATAGTATTGGTAAGAGGCTAGCAAAGATTCTTCCACCAGCAGTTAAGCGGTTAATAAGACTTGGTGCTAATACTGCAGATGATGCCGCTCGTGCTGTAGGAAGTCCTGCTGCCCTTGGTGGTCTTGCACTTACTGGCGCTGGAGCATATTTTGGTTATAGAGAAAATGTTGAATCTGGCATGGAACCTGCCCAAGCAGCAACTGCTGCTGGTGTTGCTACTGGAGCTGGAGTTGTCGCTTCAACTTTTATGAAAGGACCATGGTGGTTGAAAGCACTTGGAGGAGCATTTGCATATTCTGCTGTTAATGATGCCTTTAAAGGAAATCTTGACTTAGGCATACCAAATATCTTTGGTTCTAATAATGCTCAGGGAGCAGATGATTCCCAAATGACAATGGACCAGAAGAGGGAATTTAAGGCAGTAGAGCAACCTGCTAATGGTAGTAAGACTGAGCAAATGAAAGCAGCAGAAGTATCTTCTGCTCCACGAGTTGATACTACATCCAAGATTGGTCCAGAACCAGAACCAGCACCTACAGTTGCTTTCTTACCAGCAACACCAGCAGCACAACAGCAAAGTGTTCCTGCAAAACTTGGAATGGCGAATCGTATTCCATTCGTTTCTCCAACAAATGATGACAACTTCCATTTAAGATTGTTCTCTCAAACTCAATATCAGGTGGTATAAGGCATGGCACTTTCTACCTTAATACGAAGAAATTCTATAAGAACATCATCATTAACAGAGTCTGTAGATTCTTTAACTAAGAATTTCAATAAGTCCATAAGTATAACCAATAATATTGCTAAAGACATAGCAAAACAGAATCAGATTAAAAGTAGTTCAATATCAGACAGCTCAAAGTTTTTTCAAAGAAGAAGAGAAGCAGTTAGAAGAAAAGAACAAGAAGGTATTATTGAAGCATCCAGTGTATCTGGAGTTGTAAGAAAAACTGGAAAGGCTGTAATGGACAGCACTAAAGGTTTCATGGGTAGAATATTAGATTTTGTTGGAACTTTGATGGTTGGTTGGTTATTAATTAACCTTCCAGTTATTATTGATGGAGTCAAGAAACTTGGAGAAAGAATAAAGCAAATAGTTAGTGTATTGGGAACTACAATAACAGATATTAGTTCTTTCTTGTCTGGTTTTGGTCAACTTATCAGTGGAGCATTAACGAATTTACTTACATTCAACTTTACTGATTCTGAAGGAAAAGTTCGTAATGCTACCAATCAAATGACTCAATCTTTGAATGCAATATATTCTGATATTACTGAAGTATACAGATTGTTTAGCACACCACTAGATTTTGGTCTAGATGAGTTATTTGATGAATTGGATGCAGCAGAAAGAAATGCTCCTGGCATGATACCAAGTGAAGGTGGATATGAAGAACCATCTGATCAAATTCAGGGCGGAAGAATATCTCCACAGGCAGTTTATCAATACTTAAGATCTCTTGGTGTTGGTCATGTTCATGCTATGGGAATCTTGGCAAACATTCAGGGTGAAAGTAGTTTCCAAGTTGGAGTTAAACAAAAAGGTGGTCCTGGTGTTGGTCTATTCCAATATTCAAGTGCTGGTAGAAAAGATGCTTTCTTGAGAGCAGTTCCTGATTATAAGACTAACTGGAAAGGGCAAGTTAGATATGCTATTAGTGAGGATGCTGGTCCAGCATATTTGAAAACGTCTTTCAATACACCAGAAGAAGCAGCATCTTGGTGGATGAGAAAATGGGAAAGACCAGCCGCCGAGGTCCGTAGTTCTAGAGATAAAGAACACAATGCATTCATAAAAAATTTCAGACCACCACAACCATCCAGACCATCTGGTAACGTTACATCAGCACAAATACAGGCACCATCATTGCCATCTGGCAGACTTCGTGGTG